AGCACATCCAACGCACTGTATATCTGTGCCAACTGCTCATCATTGTAGGAGCCACCCCACATGCGATATTGGGCCGGGAAGAGCACCCGCGCCCGCTGACGCCGTTTGTGGTCGGGATCGTCAAGCGTTGACCAGTCAAGGCGCAAGGTCTCCAAAATCCTCTCTAGATCAACGCCGACCTGGGTTTTGGGCGTGATTGTCGTGTGTATGTATAAGGTTCCTTGCCCACCCGAATCGACCCACTGAGACCAAGCCGACAACATCTCTGCAAAAGACTTGCGAGAAGGATACGACGAGTTAGCCCCGACCATGCCGATTATCATGCCTTCCTCAACCAAGCCGGTCTTCAGCCTCATCTCGGCTTGATCGCGGGGCTTATACATCTCAAGATCGACTCCCAAGGGAACATATTTGGCCGTGGGCCACCCTGCCTTGTTCAGTTGCTCAACCCCCCAATGTGAGAAGCAAAGGGGGCGGAAACATCCATCCAGAGAATCGAGAATCTGCGTAGGGATTGGTTCTGTGTCCAGCGGCATCCAGGGAGACCACAGAAAGCCGCGCCTCCCCCAGTCTTTCAACACCCAGACATCAACAAGTGAAACCACCACGTCCGCCTTGAAGTGCGCCGCGTGTTTCTCGATGATGTCGTTGAAATAGGCTTGTCTAGCCGGCGGATAGAGCCTTACCGGTTCACCGTCTACCAGGGTGTCGGTTATCGATCCCCGATGGCCGTAATAGCAGGCCAAAGCCACATCGTGTCCCAACCGAGACAAGCGTGGCACCAGATTGCGCGTCGCCTTGCCGTAACCCGAATGACACCAAAACGCCGCACTCACAAACATTATCCGCATGATTTCTCCTTTTTTGCGCGGGCCAGATGAGCTGAGCAAAGGAGGAACTCTGGCCCACCCAGCCCGCGCTAGTCTTCGACACTATCGATATCGTCGCTGTAGCCGTCTTGCCTCGTCACCGCACGGCTACCTGCCGTGGTCACCCCGTACCCATATCGCCGATGCCATTCCAGTGCTTGCTTGGCGTAGCCGTCGGCGATGTCGCTCCTTGAAAGGGTCAGACCATCGGCCTTGAAATCAGGGTATCTGCGCCAGGAGGAGGCAAGCGTCTCGAAACCAGCCGCGACGGCCCTCTGCCAGGAACCCGCCAAGGTCAGCAGCCCGTCAATCTCCGCATCACTGAAATTGACATCGGAAGGTCTGGGGCCGCTATTCTCTACCGTATCTTGGAGGTAGAAACGCACTTGGTCGCGTGTCGTGCTCAAGTCGCCCAGATAGGTGAAAGCCATTAGCGCATCGCCTCCAACTCAAAATAACATTCGAGAATGTTGCCGCCCGTCGTGAACTTGATCTCGATGCGATACTTATGTCCTGCCACCAGATCAAGCACCACGGGCGTTGTGATGCTGGTGGTGTTGGAGCTAGGGTCGCCTTCTAATATGTCATCGGTCACGACTGCAAAGGAATCCGACATATCATAAGCCGTCACCGATACGCTCGATGGGCTGCTCCCCCACGGCGTGGTGGTGAGCGTATAGGCTATCTCTTCGTCTGCCCCTTGCTTCAGGCCCGTTTCGACTATTTGTAGTTTCACGTTATTCCCTTGTAGGCAGCGTCAATGCGAATGATCGCGGCTCCAATGTCAAGGCAAATGAGCGAGATTCCAGGGTTAGATCAGTACTACGGCTATCCAAAGTCAACTGGATAAACAGCGTAAGAATGCGGGGCACAAGCGCCTCTGCAAGCGCCGTGGCCAGGGCCGCAGATACAGTTACTCCTAAGCCGCCCGTCACTATCGGAGCGAGCGCCGTGGCGATTGCCTCAGCCACAGTCGCATAAACCGTAACACCGCCAACGACTGCGCCAGTGATAACCGGTACAAGGGCTTCTGCTATGGCGGTGGCGATCTCCGCGCTGACCGTAGCCCCGCCGGTCACCGTGGGCAACAGAGCGGCCGCCACTGCCTCAGCCAAGACCGCGTTGACGGTTGCGCCTGTACCTCCAGTCACCACCGGCACAAGTCCTGCTGCCGTGGCGGTAGCAAGTTGGCCGCTAACAAGTGCCCCGCCAGTGACCGTCGGAATCAGCCCCGCCGCCGCCGCCTCTGCTAGAACCGCCGATACTGTTGCTCCCGTTCCCCCAGTTACGCTTGCGACAAGAACCGCTGCAACAGCTTCAGCCAAGACTCCACTGATAGTTGCGCCGCCCGTGATAGTGGGAAGTAGAGCCGCTGCGATAGCTTCTGCAAGCACGGCAGTGACAGTCGCGCCAGTACCACCCGTAACCACTGGCACAAGCCCAGCGGCTACCGCCTCTGCAAGCTCGCCGCTCACCGTGGCCCCAATTCCACCCGTGACGGTTGGCACGAGGCCCGCTGCCGCAGCCTCCGCTAGTACGCCCGTGACCAGAGCGCCGCCAGTGATGATAGGAAGCAAAGCTGCTGCAATGGCCTCTGCCAAGACTGCGCTTACCGTAGTCCCTGTGCCCCCGCTCACGACCGGCACTAATCCCGCTGCTGTGGCCTCAGCAAGTTCCCCACTGACGGTTGCGCCACTGCCCCCGCTGACAACTGGCACCAGACCTGCGGCAGTAGCTGTCGCCAGAATCCCACTGATCGTTGCTCCGCCCGTGACCGTTGGAATCAAACTCGCCGCCGTCGCTGTTGCGAGTACGGCGTCCACGGTGACATCGACACCCCCCGCCGCCTCGTACAGTATCGTCAGGTAGGGGCGATATGCTGCGGTTGCATTCTCTTGGGGGTAGAAAATGAGATATTCATCTCCTGATGGCTCGGTGGCGGCCTTGTCAAGGCTACTTCGCAATGAGTAGTAGGTGATGCCTTCTGGGTCTGGGTAGGTCACATCCAGATTACCACTGGTGTAATTCGTGTTTGTAGCTATACCCGCAGTATTACGCCAGATAGAATCATCCTCTGTCCCCGCCAGACAGTTGTCATAGGCAGCCTCACGATTAGCATCGGACAGTGGATCTTGGGCCGACCAGTCCTGCTTCACAATCTGCACGTCAAAATCCGTGGTGCTGATGTTTGTCTTTACGGTCATATTCAGGTTGTCTTGAAGGATGTTCTGCCCAGCACCGATTCCACTCGTGTCAAACTTCAGGAAACCACGATAGCATGCAAAGTAAGCGGTCTGACCGCAAATAAGGGTGGTGCTGCTATTTGTAACATAGTCATCCGATGTACTCCTCGCAGCAGCGTAAGTATCTGTATCGTAGCCACGGATGTACCCATCCGCCGTGCTGCCCGCGAAGTCGGGGTCTATGGTTATCGGGTAGTCGGCGTGAGCCAATTCGGTCACGGGGATGCCAGTATAGAGCACCCCATCTCGCCAGTATCTACGGCAGGTCAGCGGCTCGTCGTTCGCATCCCAGGCCACGGGCATAGGCGACCAGTGCTCAGAGATGTTGTACTGCCCATCCACCCAGCCGTTGGGCAGAGTGACGCCGCCCACCAACGTCTCCAAGACGAGGAAGTCGCCCACCTGTGCCTGTGGGATGTCTGGCCTGACCTTCAGAGTCAGCAACTCGCGGTATCCCGTGGCCGTGATGCGCCGCTCCACGCGCCACTCGTCGCGTTCGGCAACCAGCGCGTCGCCCTCTCTGTTCCCCAGAGGCACGTCGCGGGTCGCCAACAACTCCATCGTACTGGGCCTGAACAGCCCGATGCGCTTCGTCCATTGGCTGTAGTCGCCCAGGCGCACCACGCCTTCAGACGTGATGACCACGTTCAGGCCAGGGCAGTACCAGAGGCCACGCCCCATGTCGTACAGGGGCATAGTATCTAGGGGCTGCCACTGGCCACCCTCATCCTGATAGTGACAAGGCGAACCCGTAAATAGCCCTAGAATCCTGCCGTCGGGACGGCGCAGGTGCAGGCTGCGACGCGCCCGCTTTGCAACGGGCAACGCCGCCAGGTCAGGATTCGCTTCGAGGATTTCCCGAACCCAGTTAGCCATCCCTTATCCCTATGCTGGCGTTATTGTAGCAATTCCGCCTGCGTTGAACGCGATCTTGAAGTCGCCCGCCGTCGAGGTCACGTCGGCACCAAAGTCGATGTACGCCAGCAACGGCGAGGTGGCGGCTGTGCCAGTGCTCTTATAGATCACCGCTATACGGCAGGTGAGCGTCGAAGATGCCCAGGTGACATCATCGGCGTCGAGCTTGCACACGTTCGTGGCCGCTGTATAGGTGATGCTCGCGTTGGCCAGCGTCGCGCCCCCAGCGGTGTAGCCCGTGCCACCCTCTTCGTTGGTAGCGTCGTCCCAGTAGTCGTCGGTGTCCTGGGCTGGCACATAGCCAACGTCATGCAGTGAAATCTTGATTGTGTCGGTGTCGAAATCGACCAGCCCGTTTAGTATTGACGTGAAACCCAACCCATACCAGAAAGCTGTTACTGCCATTATCTATCTCCCTTGTTTTGGTGTCAGAACACTTCCACGGTGGCCGTGAAAACCAGATCGGTGACCGCCGCGTAGTCGGGCGTAGCGGTCGCCACGGCGTACATGTATAGATTCCCATTGTCGGAATGCAGAGGCACTCGCATTTCGGCATCCTCGTGTTCGCCTAGCAACGCCACGCTGCCGCCATGACTGTAGTCAACAGTGCCGACCACCACCGTGGTAACGAGCTTTTTCAGATCCGCCAACGTAGGTGCCCACGCCGCGTCGTCAGCGATCGCCGAAGGTTCTGCCTCAAAGAAGTACAGGGTATATGCCTCGCCCTGGGCAGCGGCGTCCGTCACCAGTACCGAGGAAAGTTGGCCGTCAAAGCCCTGATCGGTGATGGCGAACGTCGTCAGCCCGCCCACCACGTCGCTGGCGGTGTAGGCTTTCGTGCCTATGTCTGCCGTGACCGCGATACGTCTCACTCGTCTCATGGTCTTCTCCTAGAGGGGCGGCCTCACGACCGCCCCTTATTCAATCTAACTTACCGTTGCCGCCTGAGCGATACCAGATGTTCCACCAGCAGTGATCGCGCCTGTGCTCAGATAGATCAAGCCACGGTCGCTGGCATCCCAGTCGGTGAAGCCGATCCCGGTGCAATCCTTCAGTATGATTCTATGGGTTGCACTTCCCATGCCGGACGGAATCACGAACGCCGAGGCCATGCCGGTGGCCACTGCATCGTTGAGGAACAGGCAGCGATCGAAGAGCAGATAGCGGTCGAAACCCGTGCTATCCACAATCTCCACAAAACCAGCTCCTGAATTGCCAGCATACATGGTGAAGTTGCAGTGCTTGAAGATGCAACGCTTCGCATCAGAATCGACCCGCACACCCATCATTCCCGTTGCGGCAGCGATGGTATCCACGCCGATAGTGCAGTTGACAAATGTGCATTCCTCGGCTCCATAGAGAGCCAAGGACGCGCCACCGTCAACGGCTTGCGTAGCGTGCCCGCCACCCGCAAAGTGGACGTTCTCGAAGTAGTTCCGCCCACCGGTGACTCGCACATTAAGGTAGTTGGTCGCACTGGCTATGCCATGGAAGATGTAAATGTTCTTGAAAATGCAGCCAGTCGCTGTGATGTCCAAAAGCGGGGATGCGGCGGTTGTTCCCGTCTCGAACATTATCCGCGCCCGCTGCGCCACCATCGTTGGCGCACAGATGCCGATCAGATGGGTGTAGTCATGATCCCAAGTCAGCGCAGCCGACATGTCCAGCTTGGTAGCTCCACCGATGTAGAAAACCGTGTCGTGCTGGTTCGCTACAGTCTTGGCCTCAGCCGCGATCAACGTGGCCAGTGCCATATCCAGACTCAAGCCATCATTGCTATCGCTCCCGTTGGCCGGATCGACAAAGTAGTATTTGGCGTTCTTCCCGAACGGAATGCCCGCCATGACTGGGATACCCCCCAGTTGATAGACCATATCTTGAAAGTGCGGCATGTTCTTACCTCCCATATTAGGAAGGGGCCAAGGCCGCCCTCGGCCCCATCATTCTTAGGTCACTAGATGTCCGTATACCCAGCGCCAATCACTAAAGCCATACGAAAAGCGCATATAGCCGCGATACCGCGCCTCAAGCCGAAAGTCGCTGGTCGGGTCCATCTCAAACTCCAGGGGAATGCGGTCGATCCAGAGCAGGAACAACTTGGCCAACTGCGGATCGATGAGGAACCAGTTGTTGGCGTCGGTCAGATAGTCCCAGCCCACGTTCGTGATTCCCTTGCGCCGGATGAAGCTGTCGTGATAGTCCGCAACATCCACCCTGTTCATCGTGTTGACGATCGCGCTCGCCGTTTCCTCAAGCTCGGGTGGGTGTAGGATGAGGGTCGGGTTCACTTGCACAAGCTGCGCCCGATCATCCTTGAACTCCCGCATGAGCCGGCGCGTCTCTACCACGGCGTCGTAGCTCAGTGCCGAAGTGCCGTCGTTGCTCTGCGTGCTGGAGTTCGATGGAGAGTAGGGGTGCGCACCGCACAACTCGATGGCGTCGCCGCCCGCGTAGGTGGAGGTGTGTGCATTGTTGAAGACGCTGGCCGCGTGCTTCTCCCGCGTTCTCATGGCCGAAAGCGCCAGACCGCGAGGCCGACGATTGATGATGTTGTACTGGTCGTCGTCTACCAGTTTTCGCTCCACCTTGAACCCACGCGCATATTCCTCGTGCGTGTAGGTGGTCTTCCACAGTTGCTCCATGTCGTCGTATTCGATGGCTCCCTTATATGCCTTCCAGTCACCGAAGCCGCCAATGCCCAGATCGAACTCCTGAGCTTTGGTGCTGGGAATGATGTTGAACAGTCCAGGAACCAACGATACTGCCGCTAGAGCGTCCCGCTGAACCTCAAAGATTCGTCTGAGTCCGGGCAGCAACAGTTCTGCCCATTGTTCTGAAATAGCCATTTCCTTTATCTCCTATTCGTTGCCAAACGTCGCGTCAGCAAACACAACGTAGGCCAACACATTTCCGTCGTCGTCCGTTTCGCTTTTGTCCACCAAGATCATCGCGCCATTTGTCATATCGGTGGCGCTTATGGTGTTGCAGTCGTAGGTGTCGATCTTCTTGCTGGCGCCCACCTCTGCCGTGCTGCTCGTCGCATCCATCGAACATTTCCATACCTGTTCGCGCGTGATGATGGCCACCTTGCCCACGGTCGTGCCCGCACTGACCTGCGCCGCCGTGAACGCTTCCTGCATGACGCCCAACACCTCAGTCGTGGTGCCCGTCACCTGAGTCACGTCCCCATCAGACGCCACGGTTACTAAATCTCCCACCTTGTGGGCAGCAGCCGCAGACAGCTTGAAGTCCCTGATGAGGGGCGTGGCGTTCGACCCGTCGAGCATGTACGCAAACTCAAATCCTCTTGATGCCATGATAACCCCCTACGTATTGCCGAACGTGGTATCAAGAAACGACACATAGGCTATGACAGTGCCGTCCTCGCCCGTTTCGGTATCTATCAAGACTATGTGTGCGGCGGTGCCGTCTGCATCAAGCGTGTTCTGGTCTGCAAGGCTCAAAGTCTTGGTATATCCCACAACAAGTGCTGTGCTGGTTGCATCCATCGAGCATCGCCAGACCTGATTCCGCGTGGCGATCGCAACCTTGGCCAGCGTGGTGCCTTCGGTTATGTCAGCAGTCCCAACGCTCTCTTGCAGGATGCCCAGAATCTCGTCATCGGGCTGATCTGCCAGGTCCAGCCAGCCGTCGGCTTCCATAGTCACCGCGTCGCCGGCCCAGTGCGCCAGTGTTGGCTCTCCCAGTTTGAAGTCCCGGATGAGCGGCGTAGCATTGCTGCCATCCAGCATGTATGCGAACTCAAACCCTCGTGTACTCATTGTCTCTACCTCTTCCCTTTTTGATATTCCTCTGCCGTGAGACCCATTTTGCCGGCGGCTTCCAACTCATCGGCGGTAAGCGTTGGCTTGCGTTCGCCAGTGCGTTCGCCGCCTCCAGCGCCAGCATCTAGGTCAGCTGCGCCCCGCCCTTTCAATACAAGCCGCTTGCCCGCGATTAACGCGGCCACGGCCTCGGTCGCTCCTTGCACGTCCCCATTGTCGCCAATGGTGACGCTACTCAGATCGGCCAACTGAAAGGCGTCCTCTGGATGCAATGCACCGGCTTTCGCCGCCTCCATTGCAAGGGCGGCGCGGATCGCCGTATCCTGCGCCCGCTGACGGGCCACGTCGCGTTCCTTCTCAGCATCGTCAGCGCGTTTTTGCACTTTCTCCAGTTCAGTCAGGCGCTCCTGATCGATCTCGTTGAGCCTAGCCTTGGCCGCCTTCAGATCCTCGTAGTCGGCGTACTTCTCATGCTCCCGACGCAATCTGTCGGAGACTATGGTGTTCAGCTCATCTTGTGTGAACGTCCGAATCCCCTCGGGCGGTTTCCCGTCGCCCTGCACGTCTTTGGGGTCCTTCTCTTCTGGCATTTCGCCTCCGTGTTTTGACCATGCACGTCACGTATTTATCGAACAAGCCGTCCCGATCGACTGGGATGCTCGCTGATCACAGTTATTGCCTCTTCCGGCGCATCGCAGAAAGAACAGCCCTTCTCGTCAGCCCCCGTGGGGCTGCGGATGGCCCAGGTGACGCCACACACATCGCAGCGGGCGTAGAGGTGCGTCACCGTCCTGGCCTGAGCAGCAGGCCCGTGGATGTCAGTCGGATACTCGGCCATCTTACGTCTCCAATATTTCCATCAACTCTTGCAATCTCACAATGTCCCTTTGCACGTTCTCACTATCCTGGCTCCGCATAATCTCTTCCAGTAGTTCTATGCCACCCCGAATCGCAGATGGCTCACAGTTGGTCTGGGCCAGAATAGCCTCTGCAATCATGCGCCCCAGTTTGCTGAAAGCGCCGTCGCGCAACAATCGCATATGCGCTTTGCGAAGGCGGCTCTCAAGCCCCTCTGTCACACGATCTTCTCTCTGCTTCGTCATCGTCACCGTTTCCTCCTTCGCGTCTTCTCAGGATGATCCACATGAATGTTCAGTGCCGCCGCGTGCGCCTTTGCCTTTGCCGCCGTCGGGTGCACCTTGAGCTGTATCCAACGAGCACCGCGTTTCACGTAGACAACCTTGCCCCTAGCTCGGTATGGAATGATGCACCTCCTTCTCTGGCACCAACTGCTCCAGCGTTTTCGGCGTCCAGCTATTGCCCCAGACGTCACTCTTCACCAGTTTCGGTATGTCCTCAAGGGCGAACTGGCCGTCCTTCCAGGGATCATATAGGGCCTTCATCATGCCCCGTTGCGTGCCCTCATCCTGTCTCAAGAACCAATCGTGCCCCTTTTCGCGCGTGAAGTCTGGCTCCGGCGCGTCTATGCCCATTTCGGCGTAGGATAGGGTGATCGGAACTGGGCAACACCGCCCCTGAACGTGATCCTCAAACTCCGCACTCAAGGGATAACGAGTGCCGTCCTTCTCCAAACAGCTCATACACGTCCTGGGACTCAAGGTCGCCAACCACTCCCAACCACTACAGACATTGCTCGTCCTGTACGCATTCAGGCTAGTCGTTCTGTAGGCCCTGAGTTGCTCCGTGCGACTGATCTTCAATGCTTGAGTCAGTCCCATGCCGAACTCAGAGCGCAGTGTTCTGGCCAGTCTCCTGGGATTCCAGCCGGCGGCTATGCCCGTGACCATCGTCGAGGCGAAACTATCGGCGGCATCACTCACTGCCTCTACAAGCAAATCCTTCAGCGGCGAGTCGTCCTGTAGAAACCCGACTAGGTTCTCCACGGCCCCTCTCGGCATTCTGTCGAACTGAATCGTTATCGCCGCATCAGTGGGATAGGCCGCACGCATCAACGCGGGCGCATCTCTCTCGGCGGCAGCTATCGCTTCCCTCTGTGCACCTCTAACCGCACCGTCGGCGTACTCGGCGAACTGTAGAAGTTCCGTTTGGGCTTGGCCCCGAATGGACTCCAATCGCTCAAGTCGCTCGACACCATTGTGGCTGACATCCTCTCCCGCAGCCCGCATCTCTTCTACCTCAGCCCGCAAGCGCCGAATCTCTGGCTGAAGCCGCCCCCACGTACCGCCGTAGAAGCGCACCATCGCGCTCGCAGCCCGTCGCTCCCTGGCGAGCAATTGTAGGCGAAACCGTCTGGCAGACTCAAGAATCTGTGGCGTAGGGTCAGGCACTACTCCCCCCTCTCAAATGCCTGCAATAGTTCACCCCCCAAGTTGCTCGTCTTCTGCAACTCCTCCCCGGCCATCGCCTTCATCTCGGCAATCTGCGTGGCGTCATAGCCCATCTCGCTCCATAACTGTTCGTCTGGTATGCTCAACTCGCCTTTGATCTTCAGTGTCTCCAGGTGTGCCTTCTCGTTCCGCGTCTCTGGATCTTTCCACTGGCTCTCAATTAAAGCATCCTCATCGAGGCTGCCACCACCAAAGGCATTGTGCAGACGCCGCGCCAGCATGATGGCGTTCTCCCAGGCATTGCCGAAGCTGATTTGTCTGTTCTTTGCCCTAGCTACAAGCCCAACCTCCTCCTGCTGAAGGGTCTCGGCAGACGGACGCTGCTTGGTGAGCTGGAAATAGCTTATCGGGGTCCTGGTCACACGAGCTATGTCCATAGCGAAAGCGTCCTTGAGTGCGATCAAATGGGTCAAGTCTTCACCAGGAAAGTAGCCAACGGACGCTCTGTCTGTATCAGTTTTGGTTGAATATATCCAAGACCCAGGCCCTATATCCAATGCCGATGGGTCGTCTCCCATCATCCAATAGATGCGGAAGCCGGTCGTGTCTGCGGCGGCAACGAGGTCGATGATGGATTTGTTGAGGGCGTTCTGCAGGGGGAGGACGTTCTTCAGTTCGCTCTGACCATAGTTGTAACCCTGGTCGATATTGCGAAAGTGGATAACAGGCAGGCCCAGCGGTTCGCCGCCCTGCATACCGTCAGTCGTCCACCAGTACATCCACTCGCCGTCCTCGCCCACATACGGCACGAAGTCCCCATCAAAGTTCATCTCGTGGGATACATACTTCTCAACGCGATCAGGATAGTAGATATTGAGCCGGCGCATCGCCCCCGCATCATCCCCCTGCTCGATTCGCCAATACTTGAATGCCTTTTCAGGCAGGCCCCGCCGCCCATCAGAATAGATCGCCTGGACACCCT